CGATTCTATGGTGGGCAGACGCCACCGTGCGGCGATCCTTATCCATTCTTAACTCGGCAATACCGGCCAGTCGATGGAATTGGGATCGTCATTGTTTGCCGGAACATCGCGCAAAGCCTGCCGATAAGCTGTCATTTCTGATGACATAGGGACATCTGACAGCGCGTAGAAATCTGTTTTTGCGAGGCGTCTATCCCGTTCAGCGCGAACCTCTGCCCATGTCGTCGTTTCCGTAAATGCCTCAACATCGACGCCGCTTTCTACGATGACATCCCAGAATGTGCCATTGACGGTTCCTCCCCAGCGGACGCCATCGATCACCGCGTCCCAGTCGGTGTGATCCGCATTTGTAAATTTCGCGTTTTCAACGGCCATCTCTATATCTCCGCGTTGATGAATATGAATGCGGTATCACTACTGTCCCGTCTAATCTGCCCAGCGTCATCCTGTGTGAATCCAGTTCCCCCGTATTTTGCTGTAAATCTGAAATTCGTTAACCCCGGCTCGTTGTACTGCAAAATTGTCGCATCGTGCGCTCCCACGCCGTAAGCCGCTAATTCAAACGTACCCGCTACCGACGATGTGATGGCCGGGGCTGCTCTTTTTTCCTGATATGTAACGCTGGTTTGAGCGGCGTCAGTGCCGCTAAACGGCCCGAATCCAACCACCTGCGAACCAGCCGTCTGATACGTCAGCAGTTCGGCGTAGAATTTGCAGACGGTTAGTTCTTCCTCGTAGGTGCGGGGGATATAAGGGGTGGCGATCTGTCCCGGCTGAAGCTTGACGTTTGTGATGCCGACGTAGTTGTTCGTTGCGTCTGCGAAATTCGAAGACGCAGAAGTGATGTAATCAGTGTACGAGGTGTTTGCCCAAGTATTCGCTGTCCCGACAGAGCCAGAACCAGCGGTAAGGTTCCAATTAAAATACAGCGTTGCACTCGTACCCGCCGACCAGTTCGCGGCGGTGTCTTGAGGAATGACAATCGACACGCGCTCCCATGTGTCAGCCGCTGCCACCGAAACATCGTTGACGTACTCCCGGCTTGTGCTATCCCCAGTGAAACAGTTGACACCCATCTTGACGGGAAACGACTCTGAACTTCCGCCGTCGAGATGAACGATAATGTCGAAGCTGATTATCATATTCTCTACGAACTTATCGGTGCCAAGAAATCCAGCGCCGACTAGATTATTCCCGGTTATATTGTGTCGAATCATAAGCTGATCGTTTGAGTCGGGGCTGGCGTTGGCCGTTGTACACAGGAGCTTCGCCCATTTCTGGCGTCCATCCACTCCACCGCCAGTTTCAACAGAATATGTAAACCGCGCCGATGGACTGCCAGACATCGCGATCTTCCAACGATCCTGTACTGTTAGCGACGAGCCGGAGCCTAACGCCGTTCGCGTGACGGATTGAGAATATTGATCCACCTGAAAGTTACTGTTGTCGATGGCATTATATTCGTAAGCCACGTTCTCATGGCTGATAATGTGCCAGTTCGATCCGTCGCAGATTAACGTCACTTCCGAATGCTCGTTACGGAGCTTCAGATCAGGCAACCCATCGATTGTCTCGGTGCTATTCGGGTTGATGGTGATCATAAATCTCGTGGCGTCTGATTTTTTGATTGTGACGGTAAATCCATCCCCCAGCGTAGCAGCCGCCGTAAGCGCCACTTCGTAATCTGCGGAGGCCGCAGAGCATAGAACGGTTGAGGCATCATCCCCCGCAACGACTGTGTAGGCTGATGTTTTAGCCGATGTAGAGGCTGATGGTGCGCCAGACGATGCGGTTGTAGCCAGTTGGCTCGTCATCTGGAAGTTGGTGCCGTCGTAAACCACCGTGACAATGGAGCCGCTTTCGATATCGCCGGATGCAATGTCCTGATCGTGCAGCTTTTTGATCGCCTTGGTACCAAGCCCGTTGACGTTCAGCGTCGATGCCGTGGTGCTGGCCGCACCAGCCTTGAACGTAAACGCCTGCCCCGCCGCATAGGCCGTCACCGCCGGAGACAGTGCGACGACATAAGCATTGGCGGTGCCCGTATCCGTTGCTTGGAAGGCCGGGGCGTTGCTCTGAATCTGGTTGACGGTAGCAGCGTCTGTCTTGGCCGTGCCGTCTGCCACCGCCGTCAGGCGATTGCTGCCAATGTTCAGATTGCCCGTAGCGGCGTTGCTCCCGCTCTTTTCGAGCGTGGAGTTAATGCCATCGGCCAAGTCCTGATCATGGGTATCGTGCCTTGTCGCCAGTATCTTTGTTCCAGCGTCACGATCCTGCGCCCAGAGGGTGGCACCCGTATGAACACCGTTCGTTCTTGTAAAAGCTCCACCACTCCAAGGCATTTTTTTAACTCCTTATTTCGATCTCAATATATTAAAAAGCATTTCCTCACGACTAGGCTGCGATACACGGCTTGTACGCCCTACTTGAAAAGCCGCCGGAGCAGCGCGAGCAGCGCCCCGCGCAGGAGCGCCAACATAAGGAGATGCTTTCCCAGCATAATACGCAGCCTCGCCAACTACTCTCGGCATTGTGGCTGGATACATACCCAGCAATAGGGGATTGGCCGTTGCAGCAGCAGCGGCCCCCACTCCCACTTGCGACAGATTAGCCAGCCCCCGGCTTCTCAACGGAGAAAGCGTCACGCCAGCAGCTTGTTCCAATAACCGTTCTCCGCCAGCCGCTGAAGCTAACGTATCAGCAAGTTCCCCCCGATAGCCGTAAGCGGTGTTAACATTATCACGCATAATGGAAGTTAATTTACGAACTTGAGTGTCAATCCTACCGCGCTTTCCTGTTTTTCCCATATTAAACGAATTTTCGATCTCTGTTATTAGATCGGTTGCCTCTTCGTATTCTTTCATCGTCTTAGCGTATTCTGGATCTTGCTTGATAATAGTTCTACGAACAGCGCCGTACACTTGGTTTGCTAGGTTCCACGGAATAGGATTATCACGAATATTGATTTGATCCCGCACTTCACCGATGGCTTGCTTCAGCTTATCTAAATCAATCGCTGTGAGAACTTCATCCCCGTCGACACCCCTAAAATCTTCTATTTTTGCTTTTATTTCTTCCAGAGTTTGAGATGGCTTATCCCCCCGTATCTTGACACGCCGCCCGGATGGTAGCTGATGTGTGCCTTCCGTACTCATTTCTGACACTACTTTATCCACGTCATCCAAGCTGAGTGGCGTTTGATCTTTGCCCAGCCTTTCCATACCCTGTAAGTAGGCGGCTCTTCTTTCGTTCCGCAAACTGTTCAAGGCGTTACGAGCGGATTCAACTAAATCAGATATCGGGGCGTCACCTCTTAAATTATCCAGAAAAGCCTGTGCCTTTTCACCGCCAGCGCGTCCAGCTTGAAAGGCAACCTGTATTGGCTTTGAGCCAACGCCTGTAGCGCCTCCAAGCATACTCGATGCAAGTTTTCCGCCTGCTTTAGTCGCTCCGGCTATTGTGGCTGTTATGGGATCAGCTAACTGGGACACTTTCCCGGCTTGTCGTCCCTTTTCTAGTGCCTTCTCCGACACTTTTGCTACTTTTCCGGCTCTGGTTAATGCCGCAGCACCGCCCGTAGCCACTAAGGATAGATCGGCAAGAAAACCAGCCGGATCGGTGGCTATAGTACGCTTAATACTTTCTAATGGATCATCTCCACCGTACCGATCTGCGAAAAACTGTCCGACACGTCGCGCTGTTTCTTCGTTTCCCTGTTCACCGGGAATAACTAGCTGCACCACACCTTTGCCGAGTTCGTATAATGATTCAGCGGTTTCTATTGGGCTTAAAAATGGCTGTATGACATCCTTGCCCAACTGCGCGAAGCTGCTGGGGAAATTAGTTACTGCTCCTGTAACCACATCCCCTGCGCTTAGTTCCGTATCGGATGATTCTAGTTCCGCGTCAGGTGATTCGGGAGCAGCTACATTGCCAGTCAGGGCTGCAATTATTTCGGCATTTTCCATCGTTACCCCCGGTTATCCGCCCGTACCTAATTGCTGAATAGGAACAGTTACGCTACGGCCTGAAGCACCAGTATTCTCCTGCGTAAATCCTTTAAGCCCTAAACTTCTTGCCCTTGCTACTAAAGCAGTTTTCGCAGCCGGATTGTCCAAGATTTGAAGAAGTTCGTTTGTCGGCTTGTTATCATGCGTCATTAAAGTGTCTATGTAATTTTTATCCCAATTAGAAATTTGTTTGGGAGTGGCTACTTCAGTGATTAATTCGTCTGCGGCCTTCTGCACATCATCTAGAGTAGGAACATAGCCCTTAAACCCTCGCAAAGTACCATTGTTGGCTTGGTAATATTCGATGGCCTTTATTTTTTGTTGCAGTTGTCTTTCCATCGTATTAGCAAGCCGCTCAAGTCGGTTTGCATTAACTTTTTCCGATAAGAATGGATTATAAGCTCTTGCTATAAGCCTTGTTCCCTCTCCTTCTGTAAATTGAGCGCCAAGGATAACGCGCAGATTGCGCTGAACGACTTCTTCGACTGTATCTAATGCGTTTGCTGCGTCTTTGTACCATATAGTCATGGGGAGCCTGCCAGCAGAGTTAGCAAGCCCAACGTCAATTCCAGTAAGGTTTAGCTTTCCTGATTTCAAATCTTTGATAACGCCTCGTATCTTTGCTTTGTTTGAAGCTAAATCGGCAAACCCGCCTTGCCCGATAAAAGTATCGGCATAATATGTCCCAAACGCTCTGTCTGCTGCTTGTTCAGCTATCGTCCCTTTAAGCTCTTGCTCAGCTTGAATTTTTGCTGTTTCTCTTGAGCCCATATCTACAAGCGGAGATGGCTCAAATGTTAGATTTCCAGTTACGTTGCCCAGAATATCTATTGGCACATACCCCGCCTTGCCTCCGGGCGTCGTAACCACCTTATAGTCGGCTGTCGGAAGCTCTGTCGGTAGGTTGGTTGATAATTCGTTCAACCTTTTCACCATTGCTGGATCAGCATTTTCACCGGCTGTCTTAATTTTGCGATATAGCCCAGTCGCTTCCCTTAAATTGTTTTCCCGCTCTGTCGCTAATCGTGTTGTGCTGATTTTCTGCTTTGAAAGCTCCAATAGTAAAGGATCAGCTCCAGAATCTACTGCCATCTCCGGCGTTATTGTTGTTGCGCCAGCGTACTTTCTCCCTGCTTCAGCGACAGTCGGAGTAGACGGAAATATTGCTCGTTTTGCGCGGCTCAGAAAATCAGTAGGTTGTGGCGCAGCGGGTGTAGCCGCAGCCGGAACTCCTTTACCCATTAAGACTTGCGCTATTGCGGCTTGCGCTGCTTTTTGCTGGTTTTCAAGCCTTTGAGCTTCAGCCCCCGCCCTTCCTGCCATAGCACCCTTAGCAAGTTGCCCCAGAAAATTCCAATTAGGCGTGGCATATGGGTTAGGGCCTAAACCGGGTTGCGCGCCAAGCACGTCTGCCATCAAATCTCTTCTGTATGTGCGTTGCCGCTCAATATTTGGGTTGACAGTGAAAACCATAATTATCCTCGACTATGTAAATAGGCTGGGATTACCTAAAGCCGCCCCGCCTATTGTTCCCACTAAATTACGATTTGCTTGCACATTCTGCGCAGCGCCTTGGAACCTAGCAAGCCTGTCGGCTTGTTGTGCCCCAGCCAGCGCTCCCAGATCGATAGGAGGCGGTGCCGCTACTGCCGCTAAAGGCCCCGGCCCCTGCGCTGCTGCTTGAGTAAACGGCGTTGTGCCTGTCAGTAATGCCGAAAGCTCTGTCAAAGGCTGCTGACGCTCACGCAACCGCTCTGCTATCGCCCTGTCACGGGCTTGTTGTGCCAGTCCATATTCATCTCTGGCTTCGGCAATCGTCTGGCCTCTCCGCGCTTGAGCTACGTCAAACTCAGTGCCGATTTCCGTAAGTTCCTGTCCGCGCCCTGCCAGAATGTTACTCAGAATATTCTGCTGAAGTGATTGCCCTTGGAATACAGCTTGGCTGGCAAGATCGGCCAGCTGATCGTTCTTCTGTTGCCGGAATAACTCAAGTTCCTGATTGAAGGCACCGGAACCCTCTGGAATGCCGCTGTTAATCAACTGCGTCCGCAAGGCCGTTTCTGCCCTGTCGAACTGAGGGTTGAGACGTGCTACAGCCCGATTGAAAAATTCATCGGCAGCATTGCTGGTATAAGTATTGAGATCAGAAAAGCTGGGAAGCTGATAGGTTGCAGCTGCCGTGGAATAAGTAGGCTGATCTCCAAACTGGCCGTAGGTAAACGGCGTTGGCTCGCCCGGTAATCCCGCTGTCGTAAAGGCACCTCTGTCTACTTGCCCGAGACGTTCACCCGCCAAGCCTTGCAATCCAGCCTGTAATCCTGCTTCCTGCCCCCGGATAGCTTCATATTCCGGCGCAAGCGTATATGTTCCCAGAAATTGATCGGGTGAAGTTTCACGGAATGTCGTCGTGCTGTACGGCGTAACCAGATCAGGCCGTGATAACTGCGTCTGAAGCCGGGCAGACTCACGATCAACCTGTTGCTGATCCTGCCTGAGTTGCCCGTAATTTATAGGCGGTGGCGGATCAGGGCTGCTGAACATATCCCTAATGAAGCCCATAGCCTAGCTCCTTTCTTAAAAGCACCGCTGTTCGTTTGTAGTCAGGCAACTCTCGCTCCCATCCGGGGCGTCCAACAATCTCGACGAATCTGAAATTCCGCGCTTTGGCAAAGTCGCAGATTTCTTCTTCTATCTGTCTCAGCTCTATCAGGTTTCCGCCAGCCAGTCCTATTCTCAGGGAATCGCCAAAAGCACACGTTACTGCTGCCGATTCAAGCCCCTCAAACAACGTAAACGTGCCTTCGTCCAAGCCTTGCTCGACTTCCTCACGGCCTACGTCTTCAAATGCTTCCGTCGCCGGGGCAAGAAGCTCCCAGACGTAATCGCTGATCATAAGCCCATTCCCACTTCATAGCGGACATCGGTTGCAAGCCATCTTACGGATTGCTGACTGGTACTGGTGCGGACACGCACAGCGGCGTTCCATCCGATATCAGCAACGCTGAACCATGCCTGCTGTGTCGTGATGGGAGCGCCCCACGTTGCAGCATCCCACGTTGCCGTATCCCACGCCGAGGCAATGCTGGACGTTGTGCTGGGGGTGAATGTCGTTGTGCCGTCACGGAAATCAGTATCGAACCCGATGCTGACTTCCAGATCCGTGTCACTCGCCATAACAGGGCGGATAGCAGTAAATCGCTTCGGGCCATTGCGTCCACCAAAATAGATAAACGCTGTCTTGGCTATTGCTTCTATCGCAGAACCAGCATCGTCCGTCCCGCTGTCAGCCTTGTGGACTTTGGTATTTCCGCCAAAGTACAAATCGCTGTTAAATACTGCCCAGACATAAGCATCCTGATTGGTAAATTTTGCCCACGCCCCGGTATCAAGATTCACAACATACTGTATAAAAGCCCCGCCCGTAGAGTCAGGAACATTGATAGCTGCGTAGCCACCTTTTGGATAGACAACACCCTGCCACCCGAATACGTCCTTGAAGTTTACAACTGAGTCGTTGTAGCTGTTGCTGATCTTGTCGCTGATAGCACGGTTCGGCGCAGCCTCCCCTGTGCCCAGCACCTGTGTCATGGGCAGAAGGCCGTTCTCTGTCACCAGATAGCAATCCGAACCAACGCGAAGCATACACCGCCGTCCGATAGGACGCCCTACCGTGTAAACACCGACAAGGCTCCACTTTGTCGCGTCAGACGGATCGGTGCCGCTGTACATGGCGATTTCGCCCTGATCTGTATAGAACAGGATATTGTCATCAGGGCCGGAGCCGCCATCGCGTGTCCATGTGCTGATTGCCATCAGCTTGCCGCCCTTGCTGAATACGCTGCCCAGATTTACAGATGCGACTGTGCCGGCCACGCTGTTAACAGGCAGATAGCCGTATGTCAGGCTGTCCGTCAGGACGAAGAACAGACGCTCCTTGTAGACTTCGACATTGATAACATTGGCAGCGGTGATGCTGCCGAGGGTTGGCGTGGCCCATGCGGAACCATTCCAGTGGCGCGGAGCGTCCTCCCCGTTACAGATAAACAGAAACGAACCACCCGATGTTGTCATATTCACCCACTGGAACTGGGCATTAGACAGGCTGGTAATAACAGCAGAGCCGACTGATCCGGCACTGGTTACGTTGTAAACAGCAGTACCGCTTGCGGCGAACATCGTGCTTGTGGTGCCGCTGTTATAAACCATCAGGCTCTGAACGGTGGATGGCAGTCCCGTTACATGATCGTCGTATCCGTTACGGACTTGAACGTGGGAACGCGCCGGGAAGAAGTTTTCGAGACGTATTGCATCTGTTTCCGGCAGCAGATCAACAGAGTCGCGTGTATTTAACCCGCCAATCGGCGCGGGAACCGCGTTGCTCTGTCCTGTCATGGCGAGTGGAGAAGTAGCCATTATGCTAATCCTACCCTCTGTCGGCCAAACCGTTCAGTCGCCAGTATCCTAGCCAGAATATCCGGCGGTATTTCTGCAAACTGCCTTTCCGCATCATCCGCATCATCCGAAACAAACGGCTCTGTCACAGGCGCGGGTTGCGGTGGAACAAATACCTCTTGATTGCCCCCGTCTTGTGGAATGCTCGGCCCCTGTTCAGGAGCTGGCCTATCTCCAAAAAAGTCTGTTACTGGGGAAAACGCACCGCTTATTTCTTCACCTATCGCTGTTCCTGCTCTTCCGATTGCGCCCGTAATTGGATCAGTAATGCCAGAAAGTACCTCACCTATTTCGCTGCGGACATTACCCACGGCGTCAACAACTCCTCCCAGCCCGATGCCCCGCGCTGCCTGCCCCAGTATGTTGCCGAACCCCGGCGATTCATAACCTTCGTATTGCGCGTGAGGGCTTCTGGCGTTGATTGCGTTTACGCCCATCATAAATGAAGGGCTTACAAGTCCACCAATTCCGTAAACAGCATTTGCAAAGTTGGGATTGTATCGGGCGTTAAGGAAACTTACTTCCAAATCGTGTGCATCTGGGTTGGTTGCGTTAACTGAGTATCCCCCATCTCTGCTAAGGCTGTTGATAGCAGCTAAATCAGCAAAAGACATTCCCGCTTGGACGCTCATTGCGCCGGGGCTCATGTATCCTAAACCGCCTTCGCTTTGATTGTTTTGCGCGTTTCTTGCTCCCTGTTCAGTAACAAATCCATATTGATCTACATTCCCCGGCTCGCGCCCAAAGGCGTCGGTTGCTGGATTGTTACGAGATGTCCTATCACCAGTTCCCGTGAAAGCGTCGTCAACATACCCAACAAAATCGCCGCGCTCGTTGTAACCTGATGGAGTTACGCCATATTCCGTTGGCACACCATAATCGTCTTCGACTGCTTGCTGCGCGGGTGGCATACCAGCTTGCACGGCTCTAGCTACATTTATTCCGGCCTGTACCGTTGGAGACACCGCTGGCAAAGCCTGAACTGTGACAGGAGCGCTTCGTCTATCCACCTCGGCCATTCGAGCAGCCGCCATTTGCCGCGCCATTTCAGCACGTTCTGCTCTCCCCAGCGGGTTTTCCAACCCCATAGCCTGCTCTGCCGCATCTACATCTGCTTGTGACACGCCCGTATTACCCAAATAACCCGGAAGGCTAGGATCGGTAAATCCCATCTCAAAACCAGCGGAGCCATAGCCACCAGTCGGGCCTGTTGGATCAGCTATGCCCGGATCAACCCCGCCCATCTCCTGAAAGCTGGGAATGCCGTTCGCCATATACTGCCCCCCGCCGGGAGCGACGCCCCCGCCCATAGCGCGTAAGGCACCGCCTTCCTGCGGTGTGATATATGCAGCAAAATGCCCTTGCGGTGCGCCTCTGTTCAGCGCCCGTGAGAGCAGTTCGCCGTATAAATCACGCTGCATTTAATCGCCTTATTTAGAAGGGCCACCCAGAGTACATGCTGGTTTAGTCTTTTTCGTATTAGATGGTTTTGGTGGGCGGCCTACTTGGCTGCCATATGTTCCTGCTCCTTGCGGCATTTCAATCTCCTTTATAAGCCGTAGTTACCTTCCGGCTCGTTAAGTGCAAGGATAGCCCTGCTTGGGCCACCCATACGCAGAATAGGCTTCGCTCCATCATGCCCACTGTATTCTTCCACACGGGCCTGATATTCCATGAACTGCTGCTGGAACGGCAGTCCTTTTATTTTCAGAAAACGCCAGACGACACCCAGAACAACAAGTTCCTCTTCAAGAACGGTTGTCTGCGAATCGCCCGTGAATTTATCCGCATTGGCCGTTGAGCCACCGGACGTATCCACCCAGTTCTTTGATATATACTCGAACTTGACGGACTGCCCTGCCGTGGGCGTCGGATGCATAAGCAGCAACCCGCCACGAATACGGAAATAATTGGTGATGCCGCCACTGACGACAGCCAGAATACGCTGCCATTCGGAGCCGGTGATTGGCCCGTAATAGGTTCTGTCCGTTGTACGGTTCCACATCGTATTATTGCTGAAGCGCCCGAAGTCGCTGGCAATGGAAACCATCGTACCCTGACTTTCAGCAGCAAGGGTTGTGTGGCTTCCTTCTTTGATTAAGACTTCCCATTTGTACCGCTGCACCTGTGCGCGGCCTTCCTGATTTGCACACGCTTCGAGCTGGATAACAGACGTATCTGTTGATGCAGTCACGGCATCAGGCGCAGTTATCCCGATGATTTTAGCGGCGTCTTGGCAAATCGTGAGTAGCGTCATCCAACTGTCTGCCTTGGTTTAATACCGGCTTGATCGGCTAAATAATCACGGGCCAGTTTACGCAAATCAACAGTTCCTGCACCGAGACTGCTGACGCTTGCATCAGACAGTTCTGATAGCTGTTCAACCGTTGCCACTTCGCGATTTATTAGTGTTTGCGCCCTGCGTGGCCCGACACCCTTCAGTACCGTTAATTCAGTGCCCTGCGGCTTAATATTGGCCGCTGACACTTTTCCGCCACTTTTTTCATAAGCGGCAAGTTCGGCAGGAAAATGCTCCGCCAGCCATTCAACCTTTTCCGTTACTTTATAGAGAACGGTATTCGGATCACCGACGCGCCGTATCTCTACGAGATCGGGCTTGCCGTCTTCGCTTGGCAGAAACTCTATCCTGATATTACCCATAAGCAGTTGTGCGGGGGTTTTGAAGCCCCCGCACTCCCTTCTCGGTTAGATCGCAGCCGACATAGGCCATGTTCCCAACCCCGCAGCAGAACCGGCGGTTCCACCACGAGCAGTTGTCAGAAACAAGCCGTTTACTGCCGTTTGCGAAGTTGACGTATCGTCAAGCGAACCAGCGGTTGCAGACGAATACAAGGTAACGTCGGCAGCACAGGATGCCAGCACGTTCATCGTGACAACACCCGTTAGCTGAACCCAGCCATACTCGCCGGAACTGATTGCTTCCGGGGCCACACCAACGATGTGTCCGTCATCAATCAAAGCCTTTGTGCATGGAACACCCGAAAAGGCTTCAGTTACAGCTACGACATCGTACTGCGCGATTGCAGAACCAGCCGTGATGTAAAGCCAAGTCGAGCTATCGGTTCCCATCATCCGGGTTCCAATAGCCTGAGAGGGTGTTGATTCCGTACCGCCGTCGAAGTCAATGCCAACAGCACTTTGAGTTGTGTATGCCATTCGCTCCTCCTACTAGGCTTGGATGATACCTTGTCGCGCACGGTTGCTGACGGCCATATTACCGGCCCAAGCAACAGGCATGACAAGTGCATCCTGATTTACGGAAGCCTTCTCACCAAGAGGCACGAACTCACGGCCTTCCGCATAACGCAGAAAGAGATAATCCGTGTTGAGCATGTACATCTTGTTCGATGGGCACTGATCGTCGTAATACACCGGCGCATCCATGAACATAAGGTTCATAAATCCTGCCGATGCCGACTCGTCAGACGTGAACCGCTGGTTCGACTGAAGCGACGACCAGTAGAAACCAAAGTAATTGGTATCACCGACAATCACGTCAGGACGATCCGCGCCACGGATACAGGCAAGCCAAAGAGTATTCATGGCCGTCTGGATTGTGGTTGCGGAAGCGCTTGCCCCCTCTGTTGAGAAGTCATACACCTGATTCTGCCAGAACGAATAGGTGGTGGAATTGATGCCGCCAACCGTATTGCCTACGGTGCCGGGGACAATCAATTGCAGCCCGCCAAGTTCCTTGGAATCAGTTCCGGTGCCGTCTGCATAAAGCGCAGTCGCCATCGTGTTCTTGAGCGATTTCTCAAGGTTCCGAATCCGGCTTTTGAGAAGATTGAAAATCTGCTCCGGGCCGGAGTTCTCGACTTGCTCAAGTCCTGAAATAACCACATTGCCCGCCAACTGCTTGTAATTAAACTCGGCAGCGGTGAACACGTTACTGGTTGAAGTATCAAGCACCTCGTAACCCGAATACCACTTGGTTGTCGAGTTCGTAGCGTACTCAAGCTCCTGTACGATGGTTCGGCCTGTCGCGGGGGATTTGTTCCCGTTCGAGTCAATGTGGCGAAGCAACGCATTGTTGTTCGTCACGTTGTCGGCCATCGTCTTGGAGTAACCAGCAAGCGTAGTGGTTACAATCTCCGTATACGTACTATTTGGAGATGCAGCCATTTAAGTTGCTCCCATCATGGGGCAACAACAGTAACCCTCACGTTCTGGCAGTGTTAATTGTATCGCGCAGAATGTCGTCAAGTCCGCTTGCCATAACCGCACCCTTGGGAGGTGCCGTTGACTGAGTAGGCCGAGTCTTTTTGGCTTTATCGACAGCCGCCTTCCTCTTTGCCTCTTCTTTCCTGCTTACGGCTGCACGCTCGCTTTCCAGCGTCTCTTTGTAGAGATCGTCATCAAGGCGAAGCGCCATATCGTATGCCGTCTGCAAGTCTTGCGTCTCTCCGGCAGTTACGAGCCGCGACATCCGTTCACGCAACTTATCAAAATGAGGACGTTTTAGGCTTCCATCCGCAGACTTTTCGTTTGCGAATAAGCTAACCTGATCCTCAAGTTGTTTGTAACGATCCTGATGCTGCGACTGTGCCAACATATTAACTTGCTGTTGCGTCTGGGCCAGTTGTTGTTGCAGTTGCTGTGTATGCGAATCCGTAGAATAGTCCTCTACATAATCCGCGCCCGAATCGCCTGACGGTAACTGAACTCCGTAGTGCTGGGCGAGGTGTGCGATAGCGGCCTGCGGGTTCTGCCGTAGTGCATTGTCATAACTCATAAGACGCGAGATATATTCGGCCTCGCTAATCCCGTGAGCCTGCATCTGCTGTTTGTACGGTGCCAGAACGCCCTGTAAGCCTTCTACCTGTTTTCGCTGCTCTGCCAGTTCAGTCGTCTTGCGAGTGAACGCCGCATCACGCTCGTTCTCCCTCTGAAGCATAAAATCTCTCTGCTCATCGGGTAACTGCTCGAACGCTTCGCGTTGTTCAGCAGGCCATGTTTTCGGTGCAGCCAAAGCATCCGGCGCTGGCTCCCCTTCAGACTCCGGTATGTCTGTTTCGGGAGTGGCTTCGTCTTCGCTTGCTTCATGGCCCTCGGCGGCATCGTCTGATGAGTCGTCTGTTGCGACTTCGACTTCTTCCGCGCTGGTTTCTCCGGCGATAGCTTTTGGATTTTCAGAAGTGGGTTCAGCATCGCCGTCACTGAACTCTCCTTTGACACCGATAACGCTTTCAAGAACGCCATCAAGTGTCGTTGCTTCTGACGCTGGCCCCGCTTCCGGGGTGCTAGTCTCAGTTATTGACATTTTTAATCGTATCCCAGTTTGAAGGGCGCTCACTTCCCGCCCAGTCATTACCAATCTGGCGAACATTATGTCTCTTTTCGTGTTCGCGCAATTCTGATCTGCTTGTAACATAAGAACCGTCTATTGGACTTTTAAACGGCTCTATATCTTTCATTATGCTGTACGCGGCTCTGTTAAAGGCTTTCCCGGCCTTTTTACCGGCCTTTTGCGGCGTCCATTTAATGGCGTCATAGTTTCTACGGTATTCAGAGTTCATCGCTGCTGTTCCGCCATTTTCAACTCAGCCTCAAGAAGCGCCAAGTCTTCCTTGCTGCGGACGCGCTCACTGGAGGCGCGGCTTTCTTCCTCTATCTCCACCGATTTTGTTCGTTCTCTGGAGGATATATCAGCCAGCTTGCCTTCCTGCTTGAGCTTCTCGCGCTCAAGTTCAGCCGCTATGCGCTGCTGTGCGATACGCTCTTCTGGCGATACCTGCGGCTGCTGCTGGGCTGCTTGAAGCTGCTGCATAACTGCGGCTTCTGTTTCATCAATTACATCTTCAAATTGCCTACCGACTTTCCAAGCGCCAGAAACAAATTTAAGTATTTCAAACGCTATCGGCGTCAGCTCCGGCGCGGCCCGTGTTGCTTCGATTGCCTGCACTAAATAACCGCCCATTACGTTCGCGAATTCTATGCGGGTGCGCTTAATCTGTTCTTCGTCAGCGAATACCGTGCTGTCTGTTTCAACATCGATCTGATAACTGCGTAACTTGTCGTTACGCATGATTTCAATCATTTCATCGTTGATAGATATACCTGTAATGCGTTCCAGAACGTCCGGCTCGTAGTTTTCAGCAATAAGTTCAGCCTTAATACGGAACAAATCGCGTATGTATTTTTGAATATCGTCCTGCCGTAACCGTAACCGCATGGAGCCGTACTGGGCTTTAAGCTGCTGTGCCGTGGCGCTTTCGCTGGCTTTTGTGCCGCCGCCGCGAATAATGTCCGAAATTCCTGTTATTTCGTAGATAGTCTGGAGAACCTGTCCGCGCTGGTTGTAAAGGCCAGCCAGAACCTGTGTGATTGCTGAAATGTCTTCAGTCTGGAATGCTCCGTTCAGGCCGCCTTTTTGCGCTAAATTGGCAAAGTTATCGCTAGGGACAAACTCGTTGTCCGTTGCGTTTGCGAGGTGTGCCAACTCAGGAATGCTTGAGTCGTAGACGCCACGGCGCTTCAAGCCTTCTATTAATGTCGTGATACGGCTTGTTACACGATCCAGCTCGTCCGCCTGATCCTGATACAACGTGAACTCCGGCACAGGAATTGACGTATTGTTTGTGCGTACCGCCAGCAACGGTGTCGGGCAGGGAAAGAAATTTTCCAGCGTGTAGGGATCGTCATCGTCTGCTAATACGTCTTTATATCCTGTTGCCACATACAGGCGTCGGCGCTTTACCTTATCCCAGATTTCCCAAACTTCAGCGCGGTTGTATATTTCATCTATATCTGCATCATCCGCACGTTCCGGCATCCAGTTCAGCGGTACATCTTCGGCATGATCAAACCCGCGCCCGACAAGTTCCTCGCGTGTGAACAGGTGCCGCCGCGCCCGCCATGTCACATCTTCCGGCCTGCGGCTTGGACTTTCCCGGTAATCCTGCCAGTGGACGTATTCAAAGCGGCAACGCTGATCGCCAAGGCGCTCGATCTCTTCTTCTTCCAGAATGTCTACATCTTCGCCTTTGATTTCGATTTTTGTCTTTTCTTTTACGATTATTGGCTCATAGATTACCCATACAACGCCACGCCCCGGCAAAAGATAATCTTCCAACGCAGCACGGATAGGAAGTTCCGAATCATAGACATCTATTCCGTAATGCAGCGCCCGTTCCAGTACAATAGCAACCTGTCGCGCTGATGTATCTCCATCATGGAACCTGCGGCGGACATCTGGCTGGGCCATCCGCGCAAATAATGCGCTTTTAAGTGTTTCAGTATTCGCCCAGAGAATATTAAAACGGTGTGTCAGCGGCCCGACAACGCCTGTGTCACGCTCATCACGGTAACGCTCCACAACACGGATGCCGCGTTCACGCCAATCACGCTCAAATTCGCTGGCCTGATCCAGTTCACGCTGCCAATACAGGGCAGTTCCGTACAGTTTTTCCTGTTCGTCGCGTGTTTCAGCCATCGGCTATACTTGCCCCGCTGGTTTTGCCGCGCACGGATATCCCGGCGCTGTGTACCGTCTCTTTGCTGCCCGATATGAGCGGATGCCACCATTCAAGCGGCTCACCCCTTGCTCTTTTTGTGTACGCGCACGTTTCGGGCAACCAGTCAATTTCATATACATTCTCCGGCGTCAGGGACACACAGGAAGGCACAAGTTCCTGACGTTTCGGGTAGTTTGAGCATTTCGCAGTCTGACTATCCAGTAAATGACACGCAACATCGGTGTAAAACACCTCATTTGTCGCCTCATCCCTGATTTTAACGGCGCAGCACTTCCCGCAGCCGTCGCACAGGGCTTCCCATTCCTCATCTGAAAGTTCATGGAGTGGCTTTTCCCAGAAATCCATTCCATTTCAGCAATTAACCGAATGGCTGCTGCATAACAGACTGCGCTGCCTGCACACCCATACTTCCGGGCATCTGTTGCATCGGCTGCTGCATCTGCGGCATTTGCGGCATCTGTTGCGGCGGCGGTGGCCCCATATTCATCATTATCGGCGCTGGCCCCGGCATAATGGCGGCTAAATCAACCTCTTCTACTGTTTTGGTTTTCTTCGGAACGCCCGTATAATCTTGGGGAACCTCTTCCGTCTTTACCGTGATCTTTGCTGTAAGATCGCCAAGAATGCTTCCCAGCATCGCAGCATCGGGCATTCCCATGCTGCCGCTTCCAGCGGCGAAACCACCGTCAGGTAAATCATAATCAATCGCCATCAGATTCGTGGCTCCATATACCTTGCCTCATCAAAATCGTGTATTTCCCACAAATCGTCAAGTGTTGGTTTTTTCAGCATCTCTTCCTGCCAGTCCGTTTCGGGCTCTTTTGGCTTCAGATTCCGGTAGGCAATCGCCAGATATCTGAAGGAATCTGCGGCGTGTGAGGCCCAGTTGTGCAGGGGCGTCTTCTTGAACACGCGCTTCACATCATCCCATTCCCGCTGGTAGGAACGCAGCGCGTTAAGGCCCTGCTCACAGGCAAATTCGTCAAAATAGCAGTGCTGGAGCAGCAGCCTCCCGGCATTTATACCGTCCGCAATCTTGTGATTCGGGACAATCCGGGGCCGTCTGCCCATGTTAATCAGCGTCTCGGCACGGGTGCGCCCTGTTCCCAGTTCACGCACCTTGGCATCGTGCGGCAACCAGTCATCGCCGTACCAGTACCCTTTTTCCTCCATGATTTTGACGTAATGCTCAAGTCCTACGTTGTTGTGTTCGTAGTAATCAATGATACGAACTTCGCCCAGAGTGACTTGAAAAAACCACAGAGCGCACGAATCGCTGATACCCAAATCCCACGCAACGTGGACAGGAATCGCCGGGTCATGCTCGACGCGGCAGATACGGCCTTCATTATCTGCGTCTTCAATTATCCCTCCGTAATAGCTTCCCTTGATCGCAGCAGTCCACGAACACTCAAACTCCTGCAAATACTCATCCTCACCCATCTCACGCTTGGCGGCTTCAAGTTCGTGCGGATCGATAACCTCCGTTTCAGAGGCACGATAAATCGCACGATACCATTCGTGATCGTCTGCCGAGTCCTCATACAGCCGCCAGAAATGATTCCTGCCTTTCGGCGTTCCAATAAATATCGCCCATCCTTTACGATCAACCAGACTGGGGCGCACGATCTCACTCCACACACGCGGCGACATATCGGCGTATTCGTCAAGTATCACGCCATCAAGGAATATTCCTCTTAACGCATCAGGATCATCTCCCGCACCAGCCAGCCGAATACGACTGCCGTTAATTAAATCAACACGCAACTCAGATTGATTGATTTTGGTTCCCGGAATATCACGGGCATAGTGCTGCAAATAATCCCACGCGACTTGCTTGGCTTGGCGGTAGTACGGCGCAAGGTACATAAAGCGCCCGTCTCGGCGCTCGGTTTTAATTTCCAGAGCCTTAGCCAGCAGCTCTGTCACCGCGTAGACGCTTTTGCCCCAGCGTCGATGGCTCACGCAAATCTTAAAGCGTGTGTCATTTCGGTGCAGATCAAGCTGCTGGGGGCGTGGCGTGTACGGTATCTGTATTTCCATCGGGTTCCAGCATTTCCTCGTCTATTGTGATTTCTCCAGCGGCTTTCACTGCTGCCTTAAAGTCACCCTTGACGAAAATCAACACGTTCTGGTGGGTTTTCCCTATTTTACGGCTCACCGAAAAGTATCGGCCAGCCCGAATGGGAAGCGAGCCGACGGCTGTCACCAAAATCATTTCGTTGTAATAACTCATTCCTGCATCCATAAATGCACTGATAGTATCGCCAACGAAATTGTAATACCTCCCTGCTTTGTCCCGCACCTCACCGACGACGAAGCAAGCGAAGCGATCATCCTTCAATTTTGCACAGGACTTGGCGATAATTTCCCGATAGCTATCCCGAAACTCTGAATAGGGCAGCGTCGACAAATCCCGCGAGTCGTCGCTATAGATTTCTAAATCTGCATACGGCGGACAGCTAAACAGGAAATCAGCCTCGACATCAGACTTGTCGATAGTACGGCTGTCAGCAACTACCCACTGCGGCTGTCGGGAATCACATATCGACACCGCCTGCTCACCATTGGCCGCAACTTGTTCCGGGCGCAAATCGTAACCCACATATTCGCGCCCCAAAACAGAGGCTACAATCCCACGCACGCTGCCGCCTGCGAACGGATCAAGCACAATTCCTTCTGGCGGACTGAACCATCGGTAAACCAACTCACACAACACTGGATCAAAAACGCTGGTTCCTGTTTCCCCCCCTTTGCCCCCCCGCTGTATCCATGTGTTAGCTATCGCCTCGGCATAACCCTTTCCTCCGCGCCCCAACTCGCTCTGTATGCCCAGCCCAATCCAAGCGCTCTTTCTGGCTTGCCACCAGCCCTCACGGGCGTTCAAGACGCTGAACGGGGGGACCAAAAATTTCTCTGATAACTTGCCTTTTTTCTCATCAGTATCAGATTCCGGGCCAACCGCATCCAATAAAATAGATTCCCACTCCTGAGTGTCGAACCCTGTCAAATCAAGTGCAAAGCTCGCCGCTGCAAGCTCGCCAAGCTCCAGCCGTAGCAACTCTTCGTCCCATTCGGCCTCTTGCCCCACGCGGTTGTCCGCCAGCCGGTAGGCTTTAATCTGTTCGGGTGTCAGGCCACGCGCAATATGTATCGGCACCTCTTCCATATTCAGAGTACGGGCAGCTTCCAGCCGCGTATGCCCAGCGACCACAACCATATCCTCGTCCACCACAATTGGTTGACGCCACCCAAACTCCTGCAAGGACGCGGCTACCTTGGCTACAGCGGCCTCATTCCGGCGCGGGTTCCGCGCATAGGGTACAACGCTGCTAATACCTACGGTGTCAGTCTGCATTTTCTATTTGTTTTTCGGGGGTTACATCAATAACTTGATGTTCTACTTTAGGTGGCTCTAGGGCAAACGATACCGTAATCTGCTCAGGCAGGCCTTCGTGAACTGTTTTCGTAGTGTCCTGCCAGCCAGCCCGTGCCTTCAGCCAGAAGATGCTGGCGACTGTATCCTTGCCGCCGCTGGCTCTGTCGTACAGGCTTTTCGCCACACTGAAATTAGCCTTGGCCGCGCCGGTGTCTAATTCATGGCGGTAAAACTTACGCAGCGTCTTCGGGGTTATATCCAGCAGCGCACCGATGGCCGTTTGATCCAGCCCCATACCGATGGCGCTCGTCACCATTTTGCGGGTTGTCTCAGTAGGCTTGTGCGCGGGGCGTCCCACGCCGTGTTGATTAAGAACGCCTTTTTGTTCTTCGGCCATTTTTTCTTATATCTCAGGTTTTATAAAAATTGCAATACGGGGCGCAGATGCACCGGGGGGGTGTTAAGTTATATTCATGCCCTTTTTGGGCCCCTTATTTTGGGGGGCTGGAAGGCTGGGTATTGGGCTGCGTGTAATACCCCAGCTAGGCCAACGACAACGCCACCGGCCCGCCAAGTCGAAAGAAAATCTCAGAACCGAAAACGCCGCAGGGGCCCCCCTTGCCCCCGCCCGTACCTAGGTACCTGCCCTCGGGCCGGAGCCCGACAGCGCGCCCCTGTGCGCCTGCGTCCCCACGCCAGCCGCTTGCGCGGCCCAGCCCCGCCGCCGAACTGGTTTGGGTTTTGGTTCGTGAACCGAACGCGAACCGCGAACTGGAAAACCGCGAACCGAAGGCTTTTTGGGCCCGCCGGGGTGGGTGGCGGGCGTGTCCAGCCTACACAACCCTCCGGCCTCTCAACCCCTCACTGGCGCACACAGGGGGCTACAACCGCCTCTGGGTAGAGTATCGCCCAACCATACCCCCAGCATTATTACCGCCTGACACGGCGCATTCTGGTTGCCTAGCCTTCCCGTTCCCAAGCCTTCTTCATTGCCTGCATAGGCCCTATGTCTGAGAACCTATCAATAACAATATTCCCCTCTTTCTTATACACTGGTGTTTTACAATGGATTGTAGGCCGCTCATGGCCCTTCACCGGGGCCTGTGTTGGCACCCCCCTGATTCGGGGCAGTGCCGACAGCGACAGGTTTATGGTGTAGCGCACCGTGCCTTTCCGGCCCTTGCCTGTTGGCGTTATCAGCTCCATACCCCGCAGCTTCCTCATGGCTCGCTTGATCGTGCTGGGGCCGACGTTGCACAGCCCCGCCAATGTCTGCTGGGATGGGTAGCTGTTCTGGCCATGCTGATCAGCGAAATACACCAGCCCCACCAGCACCAGCTTCTCCACTGGCGTCAGGCCGTCCGTCTTTAGCGCCGCCGGTATCTGCCGCCACGTCACAACGCTGCGTCCTGCTGGGCCATGAACTTGCGCACCCGCAGCATCGTCCCACGGCGTATCCGAACCCGGCCTTCCTCCACACCCTTCCTCGCTCGATGGATGATGGCGCGGTTGCCATACTCTTCCCCGATGCGGGTATCACTCCATCCGTGCCGGACTCCGAATGCTGACACGTCCGCTAAGAACTCTTCGACTTCTGAAACCATTCTGTCCTCCTGTGTGGGCCAAACGTATTCAAGATTATCCGCCTCAATCCATCCCATCACGCCGTAATGATCCGGGGCCTTGCGTAGCAGATTGCTGCGGTGCGAGGCGTGGAAATCCTCGTCACCCAGCCAGTGTGGATACTTAACCAGCCGCCCGGCAACAGCGTCACGCTCCATCGTATTGTTGTAACCGCGCTCGATCCATTCGGTAATAGCTAAATCCTTGTACAGCGACAGCGCAGCTTCGTAGCCGCGCCACATTCTCGTAGCTGGATGGTTCACCCAGCCCTTGGACTTGCCAGCGAGCGCATTAAGAATCTGCAACGCCTCAACGCGCTGCTTGCCCAGCCGCTGCCTGTCGAGACACCGCAGCGATTGCGTGAAACTGGGCAACGGCAAAAATGTCTGCATCAGATACCCTCCCTATTTTACACGGGCATCCTAACAAATAATTTATACATTGTATACACTAGGTGTTTACACAGTGGGTAGAATGTGTAGAATACTTATATAAGCAATAAGCAATAACCAATTAACCAAGAGGCTAAGATGACAAACCAATACCTTGCGTGGATTAACCTCGGCATGGCCGGAACGAGCTGGCGAGCCGACTCCATTGGAGAGGCTGTTACGACGTGCGCCGTGATAGCCGCAGAGGATTTTCGAGGATTAGGAGGGAACGAAATAACGGTAGCCGTTTATGAAATCCCAGAAGCCGAAAGTTCTGTCCTGTTAGCAGGAGATAGGGGCGCGGCGTTTCTGGGGGATCGCATCGACTACGACGCCGAGATCGATCCTCTCCGCTTGATTAGGGTGGAGATGCCAACTCTACGGAAAAACGGCAAGCCCACCAGCGAGAGCTACAAGGCCGCAGTAGAAGACGCGGTAGAGACAGCCCTGTACTGGAACCAATCCAGATACCACGACGTAGCCTGAGAAGGGTGGCTCTGTATGCGCCGGGGTTATCCCGGCGTATGCACGGCGATCCTGCCGGATTAGGAGGTTAAGAAAATGTATAATTCAACCGCAAGAGTTCCCACCGAGCTGGTGGTGCCAGCCGCCATTGATTTCCCGGTGCGGTTCGAGCCGAGCAAAGTCGCAAGGAAGAAATACGTCCTCAACGGCAACACCGAAGATTACATTGATGTTGTCGGCCATACTTTTACCTGCGCCAGCCACGGTGATTTTGCTCGCGGCGTGTTTGGCGAAATAACTAACGAGCTGTCCCCAGACGATTTAGCGGGAATGAAAGTCCGCTGGAGTGTCGCTCGCCACGGTGGCTGGGCCTGCATGGATTTGTCACTGCCGGCCGTCAAGTTCACGGTGGAGAGTCTGCTGCATAAAACCGATGTCCACTATCGGATCATCAGCCCGCATGGGATTGATGGCTCGTGCAGCAACACCGTCCTGTATGGTGCCATCGACAGCTACTGCACCAATGGCCAGATCATCGGCGAGTACGATACGGTGCGGCGCAAGAATTCCAGCAACTTCCTGCTGGAAAACTTTCTGGCTGATCTGCAACGATCCAAGAATGATTTTCTGGGCCACGGGCAGCGGCTCCAGCGTTGGGCAGAGACGCCCGTTTCAGTCGCGACAGCTACGCAGGTGATCGAAGCCATGATCCCCGGCGAGCGGAAGGCCGACAAGATGGTGGTGCTCTTCAAGGAAGAGGCCGAGACGCGGGGCTTAAACGTCTACGCCCTCTACAGCGCCTTTACCAATTACAGTAGCCACGCCAACGATAACGGTTTCGCTTTGCGGGAAACCAAAAGCGATACTGCTGCCGTTACGATGATGAACCGCGAGATGGAAGTATCGCGCTGGACGAGCAGCGTTCCCTTCCTTCAGCTGGCGGCGTAACAGACGGGCAGGGGGCGGCGGTGCCGCCTCCCGTACCCCTGCTTTCAGTGGTTCCAAACCCCGCAAACCAGTGGTTCGGATTTGTCTAGGAACAGGATTTAAAAGATGTTCCTAGATGGTGCGGATACATAAAGTGTATATAAGGTGTTTACACGATATACAAAATGTATTAGTATGTCCGTATTGGTAAATTAAACAAAGAGGCTAATTCAAAATGCAACAGATTAAAAAATGGCCGGGCGGAACCGCAGTTTGTTTAAACGGCGCTGATCCTAATAAACGGTGCGAAGAGCCCTTTGAATATATCGTTATCCCCGTCGGATGCGATGAGGAATCTTCCAAGTGGCAGTGGTATCTGGACTACGATGAGGCAGTGTCAGCCGCATACAATTTAGACAAGATCAACGAGGATCGGAGCAACTGGCCTCGGAGTATTCCGAATTACGGGGCTGTTCAATAAACCGAAACGGGAGGGGGCTTTGCCCTCTCCCACTGGAGGCTAATTCAATGAAAAAGTTTAACCCAGCCGAAGGCACGCGGTTCCAGCGCCTGATGAGCCTGTCCGTTTGGAGGGAAGGCCGGATGCAGAAAAATCGGATCAAGCCAATAGTTGATTTCATTCTCGCCCTGCTCTTCTTGAGCTTGATGATTTTAATCTGGGTTGCGTTGCCGTAACCCTACAAACGGAGGCTGAAATGAAGACACCTGATTCAAAAATTCCCCTTATGAACAGCGAGGCGTTGGCGAAACATCTAAACTTAAGAACTAAAGGCAACGAGGATAATCATGGAGCCAGCCAGCATCTACCTCATCCTGCTAACCCTGCTGATTCTGTCCAACCTGTAACGCGGTTCGATTTCATCGAATCAACGCCGCTGCGTCAGTTGGAGCTGATCGCCACGGAGCTTGAAAAATTCCGGGACTGGAGCGCAGAGCGCGAAATGGAACTGGAGCGTGGGCTCGAAAAAAACTCACCGCCTATGCAGATGGCCTTGGCGGATGCGTTCAGCCTATCAGCGAACGAGCTGGAGATTGTGGCCCAGAAAATGAGATACGCCATCAGCGAGTGCTACTCCGTATGGGGGAGGCAGTCCGATGACTAGCATCCGGACGGTTCCCTGCATCGAGTGCGACGGCTGGGGCTACTACGAAATCCAGATTGCTGCCGACGATTTCAAGGAGCGCATCTGCGAGGACTGCTGGGGAGAAGGCAAGCTCGCTGTCACTGACTGGGACGCAGACGATGAAACTTAAGCCGGGTACGTTCGATAACTTCCCACCCGGCGCTATGCGATGGGACTGCGAAGCGAACGGCTGCTTCAACAAAAAGCTCCGGCCAAAGATCGAGGTGTTTCGCGACTGCTTTCCGGGGAACATCTCGTTTGGAGATGTCGATGGTATCGTGGAATTGAATAGCGCCTTCCTGATGCTGGAGTGGAAGAGTCCGGGCGGCGTGGTTACAACCGGCCAGCGGATCATGTATCAGCGGTTCTCGAAAACCAAAAACAGCGCCGTGATTATCGCGGAAGGCAACGCGGAAACTATGGACGTGACGGCCTACCAGACGTACTGGGAGGGGAGAAAGGGCGAGCGGAAGGCGTCTGATCTGCGCGGGTTAAAGGATAAGATTACAGAGTGGGTAGGTATCGTCAATCGTCCGTAGTGCACCCCCTGGGTATATTAGGTGTTTACTTTGTATGCGGGATGTATATAATGGCTTTATCGCAATTAAACATAGAGGCTAATCAGATGGATAACAAAGCAACGCTTTTCACCGACTACCTTCAGATGCTGGACACCACCCGTAAGGTAGGGGACATCGAGAAGGCTCCTTCCTTTGAAACCAAGGAGGAACTGGTAGCAGAAGCCAGCACCTTCGAACGGTACAAGTTCGCCATCGTTCAGAACAGTCGCGGGCGGTACACACCAGTTTTCACACTTCTCGAACCTGCCACATCAGAATGGCGCTCGCTGGGTGGCCTAAAGAAGGAAGAGCCTTCCGTCAGCAATTACATCTGCGTCTAAATTTAACCGGGAGGGGTTCGGCCCCTCCCACCGGAGGCTAAATATGGCAGAGATTATCAAGACGCTAGGCGGCACGCTAACTTATACGGCGGGCAACCATCGCTACACATGGAACGGAGAGCGCGTTGACTTGAGCGTCAGTGGGGTGGCGAGTTCGTTCCCGCTTAATTTCGGAGCAGCTTCGGGATGGGCCGCTAAGATGATTCGTGAGGAGCTAATCAGCGTAGACATCCCGTCAGCATTCGATGGGACAGCGGCGAAAATCGACTGGGCCAAGAACGTCTGCAAAGCGCCACACCGGGCGACGACAGAAGCTGGCGCCATCGGCACAGCGGTTCACGCTTACGTTGAGGCAAAGGCGCAGGGATTAGAGCCAGAAGCATCTGACGACTATGACGTGAGGAAATGTCAGATCAAGCTGGGCGATTGGTTTGATCGGAACGTCAAGCGCGTCATAGATGTTGAGCGCCGTCTGTACTCAGAGAAATGGAAAATCGCCGGAACGTGCGACATGGTGGCGCAGATGTACAACGACGAAATTCATGTCGTGGATTGGAAGGGCGTGACGGATTTATCTGCCAGCCTCAAGCACGGCCACGTGGCCCAGCTTACAGCGTATCGCTCCATGTTGCAGGAAGCTGGCGACAGGATAGATGGTTGTACCTTGGTGCGGTTCAGCCGCAAAACGGGGCAGGTTGATCCTGTGACATTTAAGCATCACGAGGAAAATCTGGCAGCGTTTGAGGCAGCGTTGCTACTGGCTCGCTATGAGCCACGAGCGGAGACGTTTTGATGGCCTATGCGCGGCAGCGTTTTAGCCTCCGCTGTCGCGCAGGGGAGGTGGCGTCTATGAGCTTGGTGACGCCCCTCCCCACCCTTAATTACCAACCAGAGAACGGAGAGAATTAAATGGCGGTTATGCAGGCGACGATTACGAATATCCAGCGGCCAAATGGAAAAGGCCCGCACACTCTGCACACAAACAACGGAGTGATTAAATGCTGGGACGAACATGCTGGTAAGTTCTTCGAGGGGAACACCTACGAATTTGCTTTCTACGATAAGGAATATAACGGTGCCTCAGAACGGTACGTCGGCAAGGGCATCGTCAAGGAAGTTTCTCACGGGAATGGCTCTGAGGCCCCCATAGCGCCCCCACCAGCGCCTGTAGCTCGCAATATGGGCAATCATCCACAGACAACGCCAATGGCCGTTGCCAGCGCCCCGCAGGGGAACAGGGAGCGCAGCATTCAAGCTCAAGCTATCATCAAGGCTGTAGTCGCCGTAGGTGGCAGCGAGGCCGATGTGCAACGATGGTTGGATTGCCATGACAAGATCGTGGCGGGAGAGCGTGTTGGCTGACTTGCCATTTTTCAGTCTGGATGTGCCGGGGGTGCCTGTTGCAAAGGGCAGGCCCCGCGTCACACGGGCTGGGCATGTCTATACGCCACAGAAGACGCGAGATTATGAAGGGCGCATCCGCAACGCCACAATGATTCTCATGGCGGGGCGGAAGCCTACGGCATTGCCCTGCATTGTTCATATAGGCGTATTCTTTGAGCCGCCGCGCAGTCTCAGCAAAAAGAAACGAGCAGAATTATTTGCAGGTGGCGGGTTTCATGCCATCAAACCTGATTTGGATAACGTCGTGAAAGCTGCGCTGGATGGGATATGCGGCGAAAACATGGCGATACTTGACGACAAACAGATCGTAGAAATCTGTAGCTACAAAACCTACGCCGAAGCGGCGAAACTGAGCATTGACGTTTTCGAGGTTACGTCGGGCGTTGATCGCTTCACGGATCGCTGGAGAGCGTGGGAACAGGTGGACGTTGCAATATCACCAATCTAGGAGGTTGAAATGAAGAAAAACTATAAACGGCCTTGGCCCACAAATCCAGATTTCACTGAATATGCGATATTTGGCATGTCGATGCACACTCGCGTCGTAAACTGTTTGCTCAATGCTGGCATAGACTCCCTTGATGAGTTGCTGCAATGGAAAGAATCCGAATTACGAAGGCTGCCGAATTTAGGCAGAATCGGCATGATATTTTTAACGGATTGCTTGGCGGCTGGAGGTTACAAACTAAAAGAGGAGGGTGAGTAAATGAGCCATCGAACAAAAATCAGGGAGTATCTTGAGGCTGGCAACACAGTCACAGCAATTGAGGCTCTTGAAAAATTTAATTGCTTTCGCCTTGCTGCGCGTATTGACGATCTGAGGCGGGAGGGTTTGGATATTGAGACTGAATTTCAGCACAGGAACGGTAAACGGTTCGCACGTTATGGGCTGGCAGCAGGATAACGCTGAGATCGGAGGGCTGGTGGCGGGGGCGGACGGTTCGCGTAAGTACCGCTGCCCCCGTTGCTCCGATCAGCGGAAAAACAAAGCGGATCGCAGCCTGTCCATCACGAGAAAGGGCAGCGAGGTAATGTGGTTCTGCCATCATTGCGAATGGCGTGGGGGTTTTGATGAGGCTAGATCAGGAAGTAATCCAGTGGGCGCTACGACGAAAAATAAGCCCAGAAACACTGCGGGAAATGAAAGTTGGCGGCGAAATCATATCGTTTGGTGATTCAAATAAACTTTCAATAATATTTAATTATCTGGATAACGGCGACGAGATTGTTAACTGGAAAGCTCGCAGCCTAAACGATAAGACGTTCCGGCAGTCACCGGGTGGAACCCAGCAATTCTACAATCAGGCAGCGGTAATGGCTGGCCCACTGGATGAAGTGTACATCGTAGAGGGCGAGATGGATGCTTTGTCTCTGATCGAGGCTGGTGTCCCACCGCATTCTGTCTTGTCCGTTGTGGGCGGTGCGCCAGCCAATGCAACTGAAAATCCAGACGAGGCGAAGCGATATGAATATGTCGCGCAAGCTCGCGCAGCAGGGCTAGGCGACTGCAAGCGCATAATTATTGCCACGGACAGCGACAGCCCCGGCAGAAATCTTCGCGCTGACTTGGCCTATCTGTTGGGCGCAGCTAATTGTTTCTGGATTGAGTGGCCTGATAATGTCAAGGATGCCAACGATGCGCTGGTAACATGGGGTGCCGAAAGCCTGTCCATGTATCTGCGTGAAGGCGTCCAACCCTATCCTGTCGAAGGAATCTACCGATTATCTGAGATACCAGAGCCGCCAGCGTTGACGCTATGGCAGGGCTGGCCGGAATGGGAAGGAAAATTAAAACTTTCTCCCAGCCATTTGAGCATTATGAGCGGGTGGCCGGGGCATGGCAAAAGCCATCTGTCCCAGCAGCTATGGGCGCAGATCGTCCGACGCTACGATATCCGTGTTGCCCTGATGAGCATGGAGACAAGGGAGAAGCCGTTTGTGCGGCGCAATTTGAGGAGCGCCTACTGGAGCAAACTTGAAAATGAAATGTCGGACGCCGAACAAAAAGAGGCTGACGACTGGATCGAAGATCACTTTCTATTCATCCACCATCCAAGAAATTCCCCCACGTTTGATTGGCTATGCGAAATGATCAATCTCGCATACGTCCGGCATGGAGTCAGCGCAGCGTCTATCGATCCGTGGAATATGCTGGTGCCGACGTTCAACAAAAACCAGCAAACCGAAACCGGCTGGATTGGCGAGTGCTTGGATCAATGTACTTATCTCGCTAAAGCCTGCAATTTGCATCTCCAGATTCTGGCGCACCCAGCAAAGCCTATCGGCGCTGGTGTGCGTGAGCCCATTACTTATAGCAGCATCGCCGGTAGCCAGCACTGGGCGAACAAGGCCGATCAGGTTTTGAGTATTCACAGGGATCAGTTCATAGACGATTACGGACTGCGGAATACTAATGCGCGGCTGATCGTACACAAGTCTCGATACGAAGAGCTTGGGTATCCTTGTGAAATCAATATGAATTTGAGTTTAAGCAAAGGAGTTTTTGAGTGCAGCGACTACAAACAGGCGTGGCAGAGCTAGGCGTACAATGAACGATTTGAAGACGACTGATAAATTCGAGGGCGTTGGGAAACGCCGCCATGACAGAAAAGTCACCGTCAAATGTCTTGGGCCGCTGTGCAAAGGGACTAAAAAGTTTGAGAGTGAATCCAAAAATATCCGGCTGTGCGCCCGATGCAAAAAGCATATTCGAGGCGTCACAGGAGGGATGGCGTGAACATTCTTGAAGGCGCAGCCGAAGCCATCAAGGATCGCCACGGAAGACACGGCGATTACCGCCAGACACACCGACGCATCGCCCGTCTGTGGAGTGCGTATCTGGATGTTGAGATTACGGAGACAGATGTTGCCCGTATGCAGGTTCTGCTGAAGGTGGCCCGTTCCCAGACAGGCGACGAGACAGACGAGGATCACGCCAAGGACATGGCCGGATACGCCGATCTGTTGCAGAAGCTGGCGGTGTGGCTAAGTGGCATGAGGTAGGTGATCGCCGGACGATTTTCGCGGTTAATCTGAAAAAACCCAAAATCCGAAAAAAGCGTTTTTTTCAAGTTATACACAATTTTGTTTTGTTTAAATTCAATCACTTAATTTTTTGAATCTTCTGAAACCTATGGATTCTGCGGGTTTCAGCCAATTCTTAAAATCGGCCATGGTATAATAATGGAGTTTAGTAGCTTGGTTTGTTCTTTGACATCGTGAATCAGGTTAGCTCTCTCGCGCACAAAGGAGTGTGTGATGAAGTTAAAATTACGAGCCATCACGGATGGCCCCGACAAGAACCGATTCTGCGGCCCATCCGTAATTTCAGCCCTTACTGATCTAACGACTGGTGAGGCCGCAAGGCTCATCCGAAAGAATACCGGACGCCGGAGTATTACTGGAACCTGCACTAGTGAGATTTTGGATGCTTTGCACTCGTGCAATATCAAAGTTAGGCCGTATCTTACTTGTGATGACGACGGACAGCGTGTGCCGCTAAACACTCGGACGGGGCCAACATTGGCACGGTGGCTGAAGTTGTCAAAGAAAGACAGGACTTCAGATCGCGTCTTTCTGATCGTGGCAGGCTGGCACTGGCAACTCGTCAGCGGCAGGCGTTACACCTGCGGACGGATTCGGGAAATCGTTTCCATTCGAGATAAGCGGGTGAAACGGAGGGCGCGTGTCGCGGAGGTTCACGAACTTGTTTCAGAGTCGGTGCAAAAACCACCGATGGACGTGTCCAAGCCCGAAGATACCTACCATCAGATGCTACGAGGACTGTTTGCGAAAAGATAAAGAGGCCGCTGCGCTAACAGCAACCTCTTCGTAACCTAAACCTAACAGCGAGAGGCTAGCCTGATTCCGAATGTTCCGCAAGGATCAAGCGAGCGGTGTAACTAAAAGATCACGGTTAATTACGGCTAAAAAAGCCGCCCACGGCAAGCAGTGGATTAGGGGATTGGGAGTGGGCCTGCCGCAGGCGACAATCAGGGAGGTTTCGTACTTGGGATATTAATTCTATTATTTTCCTGAATTTTGCACAACAATAATATATGGCGACAGAGATCGACGACAGTACGCGTTTCGCTATGCCGGTGCGAAACCTGATCAGCATTGTTTCTGCTGTCGCCGTTGGCGTCTGGGCATGGTTCGGAGTTCAGGAACGGCTGAACCTTATTGAAACAAACCAGATACTGGTGAAGTCTGATCTGGAAAAGAACACAGAGTTCCGCATCAAGTGGCCGCGTGGGGAACTGGGCAGTCTGCCAGCGGACAGCGAACAGTTCATGCTGATCGAACACCTGTCCAAGGAATTTGATAAACTCGCAACCAACATTGAGGAGGGCCGTGCGCCGTTCGACCAGCAGCAGGCCCTGACTCTGCAATTTTACGAGAAGCGTATCGCCGTGCTGGAGCGTAAACTTGAAGAAGTTAAAGATCAGATTTCAGAAATCAAGGCCAACGGGGGGAAGCACTGATGGTGGAAACCTTGTTTATCCTCATACTTTACATGAAGGGTGTGCCGCTGGAATACATGGGGCACCATGATGTCCGTGGACAGTGGCAGGAGATGGGCATGGCTGGTTGCCTGTCGGTGAAGAGAACACTGAAGCGCAATGGATGGCGCGACACGGACGGCTCCGGGGCGAGATATTCCTGTGAACGCCGTAAGGTTTATGTAGAGACAGGATCAGACGGACGCCACAGGGTGATGAAGATTATCGAATAGTCAGGCTGTGCGGTTGGGGATTGTTTCACGTGTAACACCGCCCTTGTCTATTCGCAGAGTTTGATTGCGATTCTCCAACCCGACATAACTGACGTGAACCCACCCGCTGGACGGTTCACCGTTGTAGAACTCCAGTATCAGTTGATCGAAATCAAGCTCTTCCGCAATCCAGTAATACAGGACGAGATTATCTATACCGGGGATTTCTATATCAGCAGCTTCACCTTTAGCGTGTTGGCTGCTGTCTCTGCTGCCTATTGCCCTATTGACGCGTAATGCCCTGAACCCTGAGTTGACGACGACAGGCTTGGCCCAGTGAATCCGTACAGGCTCAAGCACGTTTTCACATAGCGCCAGCAGGCTTTTCATTTCATCGGTGTCAGGTGTGTTATCAAGGCCCAGACGCAGGGCTGTCTGGCTTTTCACCATCTCGTCCAATGTAAAATGAGGAGTGAGTTTCATCTTTTAATTGCGGCCCTTGCTTTGCCCATCGCCCTGTTACCGAACCAGAATGACATAATAGCTGCAAACAGAGCTTGCGTCTCAGCATCCCACGCAACGTCCAGAGCGGTTGTCCAGTCAATTCCTTGGTTGCCTATCAGGGAATAGATCATACCGGCCTTGACGCTGAGAAACGCCAGCATGAAGAGGTATGTAATGACAGGCCGGACGCTGGCCTGTAGCCCGACTACCCAGCCGCCCTTTGCTGCCAATGCCGTATCGTGGGCATACAACCCTTTCGTTTCGGCAATATCGGCTTCCGCGTCAAGTTCTTGGAGCTTCAGTTCTGAAAGCTGGGCGGCGTACTGGGCCTTGGCTTCCAGCATCGCCAGTTCCTGTTTGTTGGCTTGGTTTTGTTTGAAATAGCCAAGAACTTCGGGAATGATCGAAGTCCCGAATCCAAGAACGCTGCCCAGCAGGGTGAGGATTACTTACCCTTTTTGCGGGACGCGACTGCATCCGCGCCGAAAAAGGCCATAATCACGCCAGCCAGTGAGATGTATATCATTTCTGCCGCCGGAATCTGTGAGGCTCGTTCGGGCCAGACAAATGAGGCAATAATTGTCAGCAGCATGGCGCTCATGGCGATATACGCCAGTCTGCGTCTGTTCTGCTGCCACGCGAGTTTGTCGGGTACGCCAATGTCATCAGCCATGCTTAACTCCTGTTTGCTTTCATACGGCGTAAGGTTCCAGCAAGACGCGCACGTTGCTTTGTCTTGGGACTGAATTTTGATCTGGGAGACAGAACCTTTTTGGCGAACTGGTTTGTCGTCAGGTTCTTGCCCTTGTGGGTGCGGTTGTAGCGATCACGCTGTGCCGTAAAAGCTCCCGGCTTTTTAATCGCGCCCTTGATCCAGTTCTTTTTCCCTGCTGCCATCAGAACGATCCTAGCTGTGAAAACAGACTGCCGGGGCCTGTTATGCCATTGGACTCGCCAAAGGCCGCTGCTGCCTCGTTAATGTTGGTATGGTTGCCATCTGCGCCGTCCCATGCGACTTCATCCCAAGATGCCATATCCCAAGTCGCCCCCAGAGAGCCGTTGAAGTATTTGAGCATCCGCTCATTGAGCGTCCCGGTGATGCCGTGCATATCGCACATCGCCAGCCAGTCGCCGTCTACCGTAAGGGCGCTTCCCGCTGCCGCACGGCAAGTAGCTTGACGCGCACCTTGGTTCGTTGTCATGGCGTAAACGTCCCCATCGAACTGAAGTTATCCGCGCTCTGGTTTGCCGCCAGAGCTTGCATGGCGTCATTCAGATTGGTGTGGCTGGTGGACAGCTTTGTATTGATATAACTAAGAAGGCGCTCGTTGTACGTCCCAGCCGGTGCGCTGCGTGTCGTGAAAAGCGCCACCCAGTCCTCATCGTAAGTCCCGGTAGTCGATGTGACTGCCCGTATCGCCGCCTGACGGGCTTCCTGATTTGTCGCCATGTTACGCCTTTCGGAGCTTCATTCCAAAAGTACCGCGCTTATCAGCGCCGCGCTTTACGCGCCAGCCTTCGGAGCGGAACCCCATCTCGTTACCGGCGGTAATGTCGAGTCCACCGGGATAGTATTCTTTCTTCTGGATGCCTTTATACGCGCCCATCTGGCCGCGCGTCATCGGGCCGGGGAATCCTTTCTTCTTACTCGTCGCCATCTTTTATCTCCTGTTCTGCGAGAATAATGTTCATCGAAAAGCTGCGCCTCTCGCCGGACGATTTGAACGGGTACACAGTATGCGGCAGATCAGCAGGAAAAATAAAGAAATCTCCAACCTTGGGCCGAACCATGAACGTCGAACGGTTCAAAAACGTAGGACTACCGTGCAGAAATTCGATATGCCCCGCTGCCGGATAGTGATCCCTGTCGTCCTCGTCCCACTCGTTATGGATATCTTCGGGCATCTGGAGATAGCCGACACACGATAGCTCTGCGTTGGTGTGAAGGTGGACGGGATTGAAGTCAGCCGCCTTCTGCTGGACGTACCACGCGCTCTGGATCGTCACCATTGGCTTGATGTTTTCGGGCAGTGGCTTGCAATGCCGCTCCGCGTAGTTATCCACGTAACGCAACGCTACATCCGTAAAATACTTGGCGTGCGGCTCCAGAACTTCTGTGGGAATCAGATGTTCCTTATCCACCTTCCCTACCAGCTTGTCGCTCCAGTCAGGGCCTTCTGTGCCCGCATCTATATCTGCGTTAAAGGCGTCGATAATGTCCTGTGGTATCGTTGAGTGGCCGATAGCTGGGCCGAATGGGCGCATACAGATCACTTCATCGTGGTAGCGGCCTACCGCCTCGCCTGTCTCATGGTAAATAAGATGCTCAAGAGAAATCATAAATCACCATTTTTGCCTATATTCCGTAATTCTTCTTCTAGCTCATCCCGACGTTCTGCCCTTGTTCTCGGCCTGTCAAGCGCAGGGCCTATTTTCCAGATCGTCCGCGCTACGGCGTCATGCTCAAGCAGCGATTGATCCAGCAGCCTTACCCTGTCTATCAGGCGAATAATAAGCTGCTTTGTTTCCAGCAGTTCCGCCCGCGTATCGCGTATCTCCTCATCGATGTTCGCCAGCCCCTTGTCCAGCTGGCTGTTGAAGTCCGTTGAAAACTTTACCAGCACCCAGCGGACGATCCACCACAGCATATATCCGGACACAGCCCCCACGAGAACTGGTATTCCAACGGTTTCCAGCAGTTTTATGAACTGGGATACGCTCATTCATTATTTTACCAGCAGCGACACGAGTAAAAGGATGGACGCTGCTCCACTGCTAATCACAAGCGTTTCCAGCCGCTTGAGCCTCGCATTCTGTGACTTGGACTCTGCACTACAGACAGCCAGATGCTCGCGGACATCCACCAGCAACTCATCGATTCTATGGTGGGCAGACGCCACCGTGCGGCGATCCTTATCCATTCTTAACTCGGCAATACCGGCCAGTCGATGGAATTGGGATCGTCATTGTTTGCCGGAACATCGCGCAAAGCCTGCCGATAGGCTGTCATTTCTGATGACATAGGGACATCGGACAGCGCGTAGAAATCTGTTTTGGAAAGAAGAACATTCCGGTGGGTGCGAACTTGCTCCCACGTTGTCGTTTCGGTGAATGCCTCGATCTCAACTCCGCTTTCGATTATGACATCCCAGAGTGTGCCATCGACGACACCAAACCACTCAACGCCATCGATTGTCGCATCCCAGCCAGTATGATCTGCGTTTGTGAATTTCGCGTTTTCAACGGCCATTTTTATACCTCCGCGTTAATGAATATGAAGGCGGCATCACTGCCGTCTCTATTAACTCTTATGGCATCGTTGACGGTGAATGCGGTACCCCCGTATGACACGGACATTCGGACGTTCGTTAACCCCGGCTCATTCCACGACACGCCCGTCGCATCGTTAGTGCCACCACCGTTATAATCGGATAGCTGGAAGGTGCCAGCGGCACTGCCTGTCACAGCCGGAGCCGCCCGCTTTTCCTGATAGGTGACGCTCACCTGTCCGGCGCTCGTGCTAGAGGCGGTGCCAAAGGCGACGACTTGCGAACCGGCTGTTTGATAATTCAGCAGTTCGGCGTAGAATTTGCAGACGGTTAGTTCTTCCTCGTAGGTGCGGGGGATATAAGGGGTGGCGATCTGTCCCGGCTGAAGCTTGACGTTTGTGATGCCGACGTAGTTGTTCGTTGCGTC